GGTGTTCTCCTTACTTTTTCTTTGAAGCGGTCTCTGTATTAAAACCCGCTCTTAGAATGTCCTAAATCCCTTATTAATGTGAATGAATACCTCAAGATATAATAACATGTATCTTGGGGAAAATTTTTATTAAACGTATAAAATTATGAAGAATTTTTTTAGAACCGACAACTTGCTTTTTATATTAGTTGTCATGTTAGGTATTTCTATGTTCGCCTACAACGTAAGAAACATAGGTAAGAAGTCTCGAGAAAAAGAGGCTATGGACAACGCTATTGATTATATTAATAGCAGGGACTTTAAGGTTGGTCAAGAAATAGCGATCGACCCTAGTAGTTTTAGTAAGAATGGTAAGCTAGCAGAGAATAGCAGCCCGACAAGAAGAATGGTGACTGCAACTAGATATAATCCTGTTGAAAGTCAATGTAACAGTCAGCCGTTAATTACAGCTGATATGTCTAAGATATCACTCAGTAAATTGAAGAGAGGTGAGATCAGATGGATAGCAGTATCACGAGACCTTAGAAAGATCTACAAGTATGGAGACGTAGTTGAGATTAAGGCTAAGGATGGTGATGACAGTTCTATCAATGGTCTCTACGAAGTTCACGATACAATGAACAAGAGATTTACTGACAGAATAGACATACTTACACACATTGACAACCCACACGGACAAGGAAAGTGGGAGGGAGTATCTATTAGACTAGTCAAGAGAAAAGGAGAGGCTTAAAATAGTCTCTTCTTCTTTTTTATTCCCCGTGCTCCCTTATATATGTTATGATGAAATTTTTAAGTAAGCTGATTTTAGTAAGGCTCTTAGGTTGGAAGCTAGTTGGTGAGGCTCCAGTACTAAAGAAGAGTGTTGTCGTATTTGCACCTCATACGTCTTGGTGTGATGGATTCCTGGGAAAGATGTATTTTTATATCTGGGGAGTACGACATGTGTTATTGATGGCCAGTAAGTATTTTATTTGGCCAGTGAATTATGTATTTCGGGCATTTGGATTTATACCTGTCGGGAATACTGGTAGAAATGCGCTGATGGATACAATAAATGCTATCAACAGTGCGGAGGAAATGAACGTTCTTATATGTCCAGAGGGTCATCTTAAGAAGGTAGAAAAGTGGAATCCAGGGTTTTATCTGATTGCCAAGAAGTGTAAGGTTCCTATTGTCTTGAGTTTCATTGACTACAAGAAGAAGGAAGTTGGAATCTTAGAGGTAATAGAAAATCCAGGGAGTGCTCAGGAAGTGTGGGATAAGATCAGGGCTGCATATAAGGGTGTAGGTCCTAAGTATCCAGAGAAATTTTCACTCCCAACTAATTAAGATCTAACAAGGGTATCAGTATTGGTATCCTTGTTTTTATTTTCCCCTAACCCCCTTAATAGTAGAAATATTGAAGTATTAATTAAAATAAAAGAATTATGATTATTAAAAGTTTATTAGAGAATGATGTTTATAAGTGGAACATGTCTTATGCAATTATGAAGACTTATCCATTCGCAGAAACTGTCTTTAAATTCAAGGACAGAAAGAATGAAACATTTGATCAGGACTTTGTAGATCAATTTAATCTTGAAGTAGAAAGCCTTTGTACGCTCAGACTTAAACCAGAGGAGAAAAAGTTCTTGGTGTCTAAGTTCTACTGGATTCCTAGGTACTTCTTTGATTGGTTTGAAAACTTTAAGTTCGATAGCTCTAACTTGAAGGTATGGATAGACGAGGACAAGCACTTTTGTATTGAATCTAGAGGACTTGCGTATGAGAATGAGTTTTGGGAGGTACCATTACTTGCTATCTTCAGTGAACTCCGTACTAGGTATCGTGGATTTGATAAGAAATTCAATAGGTCAGAGGCGCTTGAGATTTTGAACGATCAGATAGCATTGTCAAACGAGAATCAACTCTATTTTAGTGAGTTTGGTCTTAGGAGGAGATTTTCTGGCGCTGTACAAGATATGGTAGATAAGGTACTGGTTGAAAATTCTAAGTACTTTGTTGGTAATAGCAATGTGTATATGGCATTCAAGTATGGAACGCCAATCTCAGGTACACAGGCTCACTCTTGGATCATGCTGAATAATGCATTTACTGGTTATAGACTTGGTAATTATCATGCCATGAAGAACTGGAATGATACATTTGGTGGTTCTAATGGTATCTTCTTGGTGGACACTATTGGTATTGATCAGTTCCTTAATAACTTACCACAACTTTATGCTAAGGCGGCAGATGGTTTTAGGTGGGATTCAGGTACTTGGGAATCATTCACTAGCAAGATTATCGCCAGACTTGTTGAGCTAAGAGTTGACCCGCTAACAAAGACCTTAGTATACTCTGATTCTATCAATATGCAGAAATTCCTAGACATATATAGAAACGTCAGAGGAAGAGTAGGTCATGTTGCTGCGGGTATTGGTGGAGCGCTCACAAATAACACTGGCGTAGAAAATGCTAGTCCTCAAGTTGTGATGAAATTATCAGAGGCAAGGATTAATAAGAACAGTCCTTGGATTCATTGTGTTAAGTGCCCAGATACAGAAGGTAAATATATGGGTGATCCGAAAGAAGTTGAGCTCTGCCTTCGTACAATTGGTAGGGATGATGAACTTGTACACCTAGGACTTAAGTAGAATAGAATCATGGCAATACTAAATAGAGAAGGTGATGAACTTTCTATATTTAATAGGAGGTTCGAGGTTGATTATGCATTACCAAAGTGGAAAGGTGTAATCGATAAGCTAGAAGAGAGTCTAGAGGATAAAAAGATAAGTAGTTCAGTTGAGGAATCTTATTCTAGATCACAGACAAGTATTCCAGATGGTAGTGAAAAACTGAAACACCTGATGAAGAGGTCAAGGGAGATTCTGATTGATCCTGAGTTCTATGATAACTTGACCGCCGATGATATAACGGTGATGTTTGATCGTAGATTCAGTGAGGGATTTTTCGAACCACACTGGGATACTATGTTCGACAGTGTTACTCCAGATGATCTTCCAGAGTTTAATGGATCAATAAGTCTCAATTCCTACGTCAACCCACAGAGGGACTTAACAGTTATCTCTGAACTAAAGATGTCAGAAAAAGAGAAAGAAATCAGTGAGGTTAATTCAGAGCTGTACGAGTTAAAAAAGAAAAAACCACTCTTCTGGACAAAGTCAAAGTATCAGAGAGAACTAGATCGGCTTGATGGTAAGCTGCAAGATCTAATTAATAAAAAGAAGATGTTTGCAGTGAAGGGTGATATACCAGAGAAGACGTATGAGCTTAATGTACTTGAGTTCTTTGAGAAAGTTAAGCTGACAACTCTAGAAAATGCAGGAACTTACTATAACAGAATCGAACCATATCTCAAGGCACTACAGAACGCTAAGAAGATGGGTCAGACTGCATTATGTGATAAACTGCTGGCTATGATCATTATTAACAAGCTAGAGTCTATCTTACTGTCTTATGGTTACGGTAATAAAATAACAGAGCAGCAGGTAGTTAATTTTGTTAAGAAGACAGATAAGGGTGTAGACTTGTGCTATATTAAGAATTTCTCAAGACCTATACCTGACGAAGTAATTGAGAAGAAAGTAGAACTAGATAAGCTACACATCTTTGATAATTACTGTATTCTCTACTATGATCCAAGTGGTAAGTCATACAAGAAGACTCAAGAGGAACTAGAAGAGGAGAAAAGAAAAAAGAGCGATCCTATCTTATTTGGTATGATAAGAGGCTCTAGGAATCTCTACTATGTTGCAGACTGGGTAGATGAGCACTGTGACTTGACACTTGAGAAGTTCATTAAGGAGTCTGAAAGTGATCCATCTAATTTTGTAATCACCGAAAAGATAAGTATATGAATTATGTGAACAATACATATCAGTACGGACCGACCAAGGTTAGAACAATAGTAGACCTAGATGATCCAAAGGAGTTTTTCATCTGTGCATCTGATCTCGAGAAAGTGTCCCCTATCTATACAGTTCATAGTTACTTAGAGAGGGACGACACTAAGGCACTCATGGAAGCAATCCCAAAATCTAGTTGTAAGAATCAGCCTGTTGATGGTAGTAGACTGATTAAGACTGTAGCAGAGGGAGCAAACAGGGGTACTTGGTTTTGTAGGGCCCTTGCACTTGACTTCTGTAGGTGGATCAGTCCTAAGCTCTTTGTGTGGTGTGAATCAGTTTGTAATAGAATTGCTTGTACTAGTGCAGCAACTAATAAGAATTCACTTTATTCAACTACTGAGGTTATTAAATTCTTAGAGGGTGATTGGAATGTAAAGACCCTACTAAGTGACCTGGAGAAGAAGGGAGTCATCAAGTTCAGTCAAGGTAATAGTAGGAGCAAAAACTGGACGATGTGTGACAGGGGTAAGTTAAGATTCATTAAGGAGAAAACATTTACTCTTAAGGATACTAACTTTACAAAGCAGTATAACGTTTGGACAGAAGAAGGTAAGAATTATTTAATTAGCTTGTATAACAAATGAAAAGATTATTATTGATAGTTGACGCACAGGTTGACTTTGTTAGCCCTCATGTAGATGTATATGACGGGAGACCAGGTAAACTATATATACCAGGCGCAGAACATGGTATTGAGTTCTTAGGTGAT